TACCTTTACTCATGGCGGCTTCCCAGAGTTCTTCCCATTCCAATCCTTCAGCATTTACGCCTACGGCGCACTCATAAAGAATTGGATTCATCTGAATAATTCGAACAATCGGAAGGAAATACATCCTTATCAGAAGCTGCAAGACTAACGGAGCACTTTGAAATACTCTCACCTTGTCCTTTGTCAACTTTGTAGGCTCATCTTTCAAACACGACTTCCAAATCATGTAACATCTCTTGCCTTCGCGTAGAATGGCAACAATCTTTTCAAATTCTGCCCACACCGCAGGAACAAAAGTACGGGGTTTGCCGACTTCTGGATGATCCTTGGGATCCAAATCAACCAAAAGTGGGTGTTTAGAACCAGACAATGGAAAACCAGGGGAAGATGAGAAATTCATGGCATCAATGAACTTGACTCCAATCAATCCACAAACTGTGGCAACTCTCGACAATGGTTTCGCATTGAAAAGTTCTGGTATTTTCTGCTTTAGCCCAGTAGTTAATTCTTTCATGGACCTGACAGCTTTAGCCAAAACACTTCCAATCGGCAAACTTGGAATAGCAGCATGAACAAGTGTAGCTTGATAAGGGAATCTCCCTTTTCCCTTCATCTTCGGAGGACCCCATTTCTGGGGAACTCCAAATGCTTTTTCGACGGCGTCAGACATCATCGTAGGCGAGACGTTGCTGTGGGGCGTAGCCTTTCCACTTGTTTTTCCGTACACATCAATACAAGCTCCTTCTGTGAGGTACCGTGTTGCACTCTTCATATGAATTTCCGCTCCTTCGAAAATAGACTTACCAAACGTTTCCGTTGGAAAATCGCCCATATTAGGAATCAAATCCCCACACGAAGCAGACAAAACAACACCATCAACAGTAGACAACTCACCAATGGCATGGTTAACCTGGTCGACAGTGAGTGTGCCGCAACCACCGAGTTTTCCTTTACCACCTAGGTGAAAACCAAGAATCATGGATCCCTTTGCATCACTGATAACAGGAGACATACACATCCCAGCTTGCGTCTCGATGGGCAAGTCATAATAACTTCCCATAAAAGTTGTCTGGGTGTGCGCAACTCGACTGCTTCCTCGAAATAACATAGGGATAGCTTGTAGTGATGAACCCATAATCTCGCGAGTGACCAGTTTAGCAGGAGTTCTCTTCAGAACGTTTCCCTCAGGCAAGAACTTTCGAAAGTCCTTCATTGATCCTCCACTCGTGACGAAACAAAGTGTAAAATCGGTTAAGGGAATATCTACTCGAAATGCCTTCGATATCTTGTCTTTAAAATAACTTCCTACTTTTCCTGGTTCGGTCTTATAACACCTGATGCTGACATCACGATCTCCATGTTCGCGGAGAAAGTGGGTTGGAACGAGCATAAAATTCGATGTTATATAAAATCCAAGAGTTGTTTTATTCTTGTCAGAAACCACACCTACTAGATTCGTCTTCATTGAAGAGGCCAGATTGTCAGAGGTGGTAGTTTTAGAAGGTTCAGACATTGGAAGGGGGACGGTTCCAACAACTAACCAAGGATTAACTCGGTCATTCCGTTCATCAACCTCTCCAATGTTTTCAGGATTCAGACCAGTTTGAACATTAAGTTTTGTATACTTTGTCCTCATTGTTGCAAGAATGATTCCTATAGCTCCTAACCCAATGATGGCGTATTTGGACTGCCACTGTTGAGTGTAGGTACGCACCACATCTTTCAATTCAAGTATCCTATTGCGGACCATCTTCTTGTAAGTTTGGATAGTGGCACACGTGTACCAGTAGCACATAAAAATAGTCAAAGACAACCACAGAAGTGACAGTCTTGGGAAAGACCACATTAGTGCAATCATGGTGAACACGAAGAAGCTATTTCCAGAAATAAGCGACCTTTTTATGTTTTCTCTCCAAAAGAAGAGACCAAACTTCAGAACCCTGGGATGACAAATCCAACTTTCAGGCATGAAGTCTAGCTTCTCCCACCACACGCACACAGCATTTGTGGCAAGAATCGAAGAAGTCATAGCTCGCTCATAATGTCTCTGCAAGTTCTCCGCACGTCGGTGGAAAAACCCTCGAGTTCTACCAGAATAATACTCCCATTCACCAGTATGTGGTTCCAAAACGGGGGCTTCATCCTTATGGTGGGCCTCACAGCGAGTGCAATAATTCGCATTACAGCGATCATCCATTCTTGGCAGATATGTGACATTTTCATTTCCACAAGAAGTTGGTTTCAACACCGATGGACAATCACAATACAACATAGAACACGTTTCACATTTGTTGGGAATCGCCTCTTGATTGGCCAAATATTGTCCTTCTTCTGTAAAGTGTCTTTTAGACTCTACTTGAACCCATCTCAGATACTCCTTGACAGAGACCCTCTCAAGTCTTTTACCCTCAAACTCAACTGGAGTCATAGCCGTAAGATCAACATGCCGCTTATTGCGCGCGGCATACGATCGCACAGTCAGATACCATGCGTCTGGACACGACGTCCTCCCATATAGGGATTCAATTTTCCTTTTATTCAAAATTCCATTCTCACAGCACTCTGGTTTGGGTTCCACCTTGACATGGTACATACGTCGCAAAACAGATTCAGGTTCATTGGAATACTTTGCAGCATTCAAATGTTCGACATTAGTGGAAACAATGCAAAAGTAGGGATTCAACGACACCTTCCCCTTTAGGAAAACGTCCGCCATTGGAGCTAAGTACTTGATATTGTTGATGACTTGAATTAAACGGTATGCCGGAGAAAAATCCATAAAATCTTCCTTAGTGTTGGCAAAGTCATCAAAAATGATGGCGTTAATGTGTGATCTAACCGACGAAGCAAACTTGTCATTGTCTGCCCAAGTGGCAATGCGATCTTTTTCAGCGCTCAAATCATTGTAAATTAAGCCTGCATTCACAGTCAAATTCGTCAGACTAGACTTTCCGCATCCAGATTGTCCGAACAAACAGACCGCAAACGGGGCGACTCGTAAGCCACCCCTAGTTCGTAACTGTGTGAATTCAGTTTCATTATCTCTCAACCTATCCATGCGATCAGAGACATACTTCCTTTCGAAAGTTTGACTTCCCTTGATGAATTTCAAAAGGTTGTCACCAAATTCAATTGCTTTCTTCAAGCGAGCTTCATATTCGTTGTCGTCGATATCAGTATATTCCCTAAGATTACCTGCTAAGGCATATCCATGGAAAGACCTAATTTCATTATACATACGATCAAACTCAGAGACTTTGTCGTCCTCCATAAAGAAGGCTGAAACTTCTCCAGTTTGGAAAACTCGCCATCCGCCCTTCATAAAGCCGGAAACAGCTTCATAAAATGCCTCAAAAACATCTCCTGCAGCCAATTGCTTCTTCGAAACGATAGGTGAGAACAAAGATACATTTCCCATTTTAAAAGTGAGATCTGCGGTTGCACACATACCAGAAGATACAATGACATTAATGAGGTGTGTAAACTTCTTGGCAATAGTGGAAGTGCGGAACTCTTTCCAGTTACCAAAAGCTTTGTCCATGGCTTGATGCCACGGAATGCTCTCAGTGTCTCCATCTTGAGTATCCAATACAAAAAGTTCATCATGAGCTTCGCGAAGTGCATCAGCTCCAAATGCTTCCTCAAGCATTTCTTCCACACGGGCGGTTCCATCATCGCTAGACCAATCCGTGATATAGTCCATCTTCATTAACTGTCTGTAAATATACAACGGCAGCGACTCCTTGACATGTGCTTGCATGTATTGAGTAATCGCAGCAATCATTCCACGTTTAGTCTTTGAATCACGAAGGCTCTCAAAAAGGCACCAAACTTGTATGGCTTCCTTCAAATATGGGTCCATTTGCATGAATCCCATCTGAGGTTCCAGAACTGGTCTGGTGAATCTTCGATACCACGAGCGAATTAGGGCGACACAATCAATAGTCACTCCAAGTAAGAAAAGAATCTTTGAAAAGAATCTTACCCACTGGAGAAACCAATCGGCTGCATCAGGTTGGTAGAAAGCTCCACACACAACAAGCCAAATATAAATAAGGCACATCGGTGGAAGATCCCATACCGGGTTGCGCTCACACTTTTGCTTTTTAAGGCGTCGGCGCTCGCATTTGTTGCAATAATTTACCCCCTTAGAGGCAGTTGAACCTTGCTTCGACAGTTTCAACTTTTGGATTTGGGTGGCACGATTGGTAAATCCTCGACTCATCTTTCATGGTGGTGAAAACGACGAGTCAAAGATCATTCCGTGCAGGTGTCCTGCAAAGAATAAATCTTTAACAGTCGACACAGCTCCTTTGGCTCAATCTCAATAAAGAGAGAGAGTTTAATCAGGAACATCATTGGACGTTATTCCGCGGACACAAGCGGCCGTCCTCCGTTCACAAGTTAGCACAACTATTGCGATCAGGTCTCTAAACTCAAATTCATGAGCGAGACTGCCTGACAACAACTCATCATACGCTTGCAACTGAGTCTCGTCTGGGGTTGGGGCCCTACCCGAAGGCGTTCCCCGAAGGATGGCATGCGATTTCCCGCATGCGCTTAGCCTGGTTGCTATTCAAGCACTCCCAAGCGGAGTCATTTAATTGATAGGGAAATGAAAACCTATTGCTGTTGATTACAGCTTCAAATCCCTGGGACATTAGGCTTCCCAGTGATTAGTTAGTAGCCTTGCGAACATATAAACATAGAGTGTCAGCTACAGACTGACAAAACAAAATACATAGAATCAGATTTATTTTTATAAGGTTTTATTCTGATTTCGATCACAAAGTGGTTGGTTAGATGTATTTTATGACCTTCTCAGGTCAGTGACCGTTGGTTTAACACGGTCGATACCTGCACAAAAGAATAAATTTAATTACAAAACAAAACTTGCACAAAGGGGGCTGGCCCCCAAAGTGCAACTGTGGCTCAGTAGGAGGCTGACCTCCTAAAGGCCAAACTGGTCGGAAGTTAATCCGACATCTCGATGATCCCCGTGTACGCGTAATGCGTACACGGGG